ATAAAAAAAAGTTAAATTAGCTATTGCAATAAGTATGGGATTTGATAAGACAAGCAAGTATTCATAAGAATACATAACTTAACAAAGAGGTAAAAATGCAAAAAGCCAAAAAGCTAAAGCAAGAAGAAAAAACTGTTGTTCTTGCTTATGCACAACTAAAGCTAAAAGCAAATAGACTATCGAAAGAGTTAGACACAATGAAACAGAATGTAGTTGATGTGTTCGAGAGGTCTAATCAAAACTTAATCATTGTTCAAGATGAACAAGGCAATAGTTTTGGAATACAAAAAATAAATCGTAAGCGTAAGAAATTTGAAACTGCAAATTTCAAAATGCAACACAATGATTTATTCAACAAGTTCTGTACTGAATTAGAATATCAAGAGTACAAAGCAATAGGGGGGAATGATGACAAATAGTCTAATCAATATTGCCCAAGTATTAGCTGAAAGAGTTGGAGAGAAATCTCCAACTCAATTATCTGATATGCTTGTTGACAATGGTACAAAGAAACAACTCAACTATGAGATTATGTTTCAGTTGTTAATGGGGGAATGTGAAAAACACATATTAGAAAACAATGGTAATGTAGTTGTTGATGAGTTTAAGAATAATATCTTAAACAAGTTCAGTACACTCGTACAACAACTAACACCAACACAAGAGTAATCACTTACAAACCAATGGCGCGATTGCGCCATTGGTGTATCTATCGTATAGCAAGGCTCACAATCTAAAACGAATTTCTTTTAAGTAGACAGCACAGCTTTTCGCGTGAGAAGGCACAGCTTTCTGGGACAAAGAGGTTTACAAAGTAGGAAATATAAATACACTAGGGTCCCAAACGGTATGAATATAGAAAATTTAACAGAAGAAGAATTAAAAGATATTATACTGCAAAAGCAATTGCAGTGGATCAAGTTATGCCAGGATAATTTTATTATTTTTGCAGAGACTGTTTGGCAAGATTTTATTTATAGAAAAACAAAGGACCCAAAGAAGTATGGGCACCATCAAATTATAGCGGAAGCTTTTCAAGAAATAGCTGATGGTGATCAAAAGAGGCTCATCATTAATATGCCTCCTAGACATACTAAATCTGAATTTGCATCTTATTTGTTTCCTGCTTGGTTTATTGGAAAGTATCCAAAGAAAAAAATTATGCAGGTATCACACAACGCTGAACTTGCATCAAGGTTCGGTAGTAAGGTTCGTAACTTAATGAACACCAAAGAGTATAAACAAATATTTGGTAATGTTCAGTTAAGAGAAGACTCAAAAGCAAAAGGCAGGTGGGAAACCAATCATGGTGGCGAATACTTTGCAGCGGGAGTTGGCGGTTCTATTACAGGACGAGGGGCCGATTTGCTTATTATAGATGATCCACATACTGAACAAGACTCAATGTCAGATTCAGCAATGGAACGTGCTTACGAATGGTATAGTTCAGGACCCAGACAACGTTTACAACCCGGTGGCCGTATTTGTGTAGTCATGACTCGTTGGGCTACTGATGATTTAACAGGAAGACTCGTCAAAGCACAAAGCGAACCAAAAGCAGATAAGTGGGAAGTAATTGAGTTCCCTGCAATATTACCAAATGATAAACCTGTGTGGCCTGAGTATTGGTCTAAAGATGATTTAGATTCTGTCAAAGCTTCTATCTCAACAAAGAACTGGAACGCTCAATATATGCAGGACCCAACTTCAGAAGAGGGTGCAATCATCAAAAGAGAATGGTGGCAAGATTATGATAAAGATTACCTCCCTAAATTACTTCATGTTATCCAAAGTTATGATACTGCATTTTCTAAAAAAGAAACTGCCGATTATTCTGCTATAACCACCTGGGGGATATTTGAACCAAATGAAGGTTATGAGAAGTGTATAATACTTCTAGATGCAATTAAGGGTCGTTACGACTTTCCAGACCTTAAGAATGTAGCCCTTGAGCAGTATCAATATTGGGAACCAGAAACTGTTATAGTTGAGGCTAAAGCCTCAGGACAACCCCTAATTCATGAGTTAAGACGTGCAGGAATACCTGTAATTGATTATGTACCTGCCCGTGGAAGAGATAAGCATACACGTATAAATACCTGTGCACCTGTATTTGAATCTGGTATGGTATATGCACCTTTAGAAGAACACTGGGCACAGGAGGTTATTGAAGAATGTGCAGCGTTTCCTAACGGTCAGTATGACGACTATGTTGATTCTATGACCCAAGCTGTGTTAAGATATCGACAAGGTGGATTTGTAAGTACCTATTCTGATGATTGGGATGATCCCCCTATAAAATTAGAAAAGGAATATAAATATTATTAGGAGAATTTTATGCCATTGAGAAAAATTGACGAGAGAGAAAAAACAGATGTAGGGAGAAGTACAGATCTAAGGAGAAGAAAGAAAAAAGCTGGACCAGGAGGAACAGCTAGAGATCCGAAAAAGCCAGTTAAACCTCAACCTAGTCCACAAATGGCACAAAAGCCAAGAAGATTAAAAGTCGATCTACTAAAGGGATCTATAGATAAAAATTTAAAAAAAGTTGAAGCCGAAGGCGGTTCTCCAAGATTAATTCAAAAAGGTGAAAGAATGCGTAGAGCCTTAAATAAATCATTTGGAAATGTTCGTAGAAGAAGTGAATATGCATTTCTTACAGGCGGACAAGCTAAGTTAGATAAAAACAACAACAATAAAATTGATGCACAAGATTTTAAAATCTTAAAAGCAGAGAAAGCAAAAGGCAGAGGCATGGGTCTTCAAGATGAAAAGATGAAACCAGGTAAAGTCATGAAAGCTAGAAAAGGTAGAAAGTTTTTTACAGCCAGAGTAACTGGTGACGATGATTCATTTAACAAAAAAATGCAATTACAAAAAGAAGGTGTGATTGATAAAAAAACTGGTGCAGGTAGAGAAAGATTAACTAAAGCTGTTAAATCCGTTAAGTTAGGTAAAAAACTTTTACTTCCAGTTGCAGCAGGCATTGGTGCTGTGCAATATTTAAAAAAGAAAATGAAAGAAAGAAAAGAAGAGCCTAAGAAAAAAATGGGTGGTGGCATGATGCAACGACCTATGCAATATAAAGCAGGCACAATGATCAAAGCCAGAGGTGGCGGAATAGCAAGATCAAAACCGACAAAAATGTATTAGGGGGATAAATGTCCCTTAAGAATATCTTATTAGGGGTAGGCCGTAGGGTATTCGGTAAGAAACCAGATCCATCACCGGCCACCGGAAAATCACAAAAGCTTCTAACCTATGAGGGTCAAGCAGCACAGGACACCGGAAAGAATTTAGCTAAACAAGAGCTTAAAAATCCTCCTGTTGTTTTAAAAAAAACTAATCCATTACATATGGGTGATAAGACTGCACCTGCTTTTGGATCTTCTACATATGATTGGATCATGCGTAAGGGTAGAGGAGAATTTTCTGCAGACGAATGGCTTAACCATTTAACTTCAACAAGAAAAATGAATTTTAAAATCTTTAATAGATCTGCATCTAAAACTGTAAGAGAACCAAAAAGATTTAAATATGATTCAGGACCATTCCAAGGCAAAGAAGTTTTGATTAACAAAGAAGAATTATTCGATTCTAATTTAGCAATATTTAATGAAGCAGGAGATCTTACTGGTGGTTTACTTTACGCAGCTAAAAAATTTGGTTTAAATTTAGATGCTAATCAATTAGGCGCAATGATAAAACTTAATCCTGTAAATAGATTAAGACCAGTAGAATTAGGTATGCCTAAAGGCGCACAAGAAACATTTGATCGTGTTAGTCAAACAGCTGCAGACCAGTTAAAAACAATTAAAAAAAATTATTCATCATCAGTAATTAGAGGATCAGATGAAATTACAGAAGGTATAGATGAAGTAATTTATAAACTCGGTGGTTTAAAAAATAGTGTTGGACGAAAAGAATTAGCAGCTTTTGGTGATGAATTAAAAATGGTAAGAAACAATGCCAGAATGAGACCAGAAGATAGAAAAGTAATTAATAAAGTTTTAGGAGAAGTAAATGAAGCTGCAGCTCCTATGCAAAACTCAAAAACTTNTTATAAGGGTGAATCTAGTTATACTCTTCAAGGGGGTAAAGATTATAGAGAAACTATTTTTATTTTAGATGATCCTATAAAATCAAATAGAAATCCTTTTAATCGTGGTGGACATTTCAATGATGTTTTACCAGCAGAAGCAAATAATTTATATCATATTAGATTTGATACAAGATTCACACCAGAAGGTAAGAAAGTATTTATGATAAATGAAATACAATCTGACGTAAATCAATCAGTTGCAAAAGGTTTATCAAAAGCAAAACAATTGTCTGGGGAAAAAAGAACAAATCCATTCCAAGCAGATATTGAAATGAATTTACTTTCACAAAACAGAAGTAAATTAATGGACGAAATAAGTGAGGCAACTTTAAAAAGACAACCAATAAAAGTGAATGCTCTTACAAAAGAAATGANAGATATACAAACTAAAATGGATAATGTATTTCGTNGCTCTGGAAGAAAAGACTTTGATTACTTTCCATTGGTTGAAGCAGACGCTTATGGTGATCATGCATTAAAGTATCTTGTTCAAAAAGCAGCAAGAGAAGGAGTTGATTATGTAGCCGTTGCTCCTTTTAATAAGTTAAGTTTTAGACAAGGGTATAAGGCAGGTAACGAAAGATTTTATGGATACGCGACTGGTAAAGGAATAGACAAAAAAGGAAAAGCTGTAATGCCAGATCTTATGAAGAGGTTAGCTACTTTTTACAATTCAAAAGCTGGCCCAACAAAACTAACGTTGTCTGATCCAAAATTAACTTATAAAAGTGTTTCTACTGAAACATTTAAATATCCTGATAAACATTCATTAAGTGGTAAATCAATCAAAAACACATTTCATGAAGATGCAGTTGCAAATCCTAAGAAAGGCTATAAGCTAATTCAGGACGGAGATCCGAGGTTGTATTTTGATGCTTTTGCCATTAAGGTGAACCCATTAATGAGGAACACTCAAAAAACTTACAAATCCCAAGGCGGACTTGTAGTAGATATATTTAAACCAATAAGGTACAATTAAAAATGGCTGTAGAAAAGAATAATGAAATCATCGAAGAAGAAGCAAAGGTAGAAGAGGTTGTCGAACAACCTGAGGGATTACCTGTTGATGTTCAAGTAGAAGGTGAAGAAGTTATGGAGGAGGCTCCTAACGATGACTTCAATGCAAATCTTGCAGAAGACATGGATGAGAGAACTCTTAGAACTATGGCATCTGAGCTTACTCAAGAATACAAAAAAGATAAAGGTTCAAGAAAAGATTGGGAAGATGCTTATATTAAAGGTTTAGATTTATTAGGAACTAAATATATAAATGTAACAAGACCTTTCAAGGGAGCATCAAATGTTACACACCCAATGCTTGCAGAAGCAACTACTCAATTTCAAGCACAAGCTTATAAAGAATTAGTGCCATCTGATGGCCCAGTAAGAACTCAAACAGTAGGATTACAAACACCTGCTGTTGAAGCTCAAGCTGAAAGAGTTAAAGAATATATGAACTATCTTCTTATGGAAAGAATGGAAGAGTATACATCTGACATGGATCAAATGTTATTTTATTTACCATTGTCCGGTTCTACTTTTAAAAAAATATATTACGATGAATTACTTGCTAGACCAGTTTCTAAATTTATACCTGCTGAAGAACTTGTAGTTCCTTATTACGCTTCTGATTTAAAAGATTGTGAAAGAATTACTCACGTCATCAAGATGACTTCAAACGATGTTATTAAAAAACAAGCAGCAGGATTTTACAGAGATATAGAATTAAATGAAGGAGAACCTGAGCCAGATAATCTAACAAAAAAATTAAGTGAACTAGAAGGTGTCAAAAAAACTGGTGATGATTATTTACATACAATTTTAGAAATGCATGTCGATTTAAATTTAGATGATTATGAAAATTTTGATGACAAGGCTAAGAAAATAAAAATTCCTTACATTGTAACAATCGATGAAGGCTCTGGAGAAATTTTATCTATATATAGAAATTACAGACCTGATGATATGAATTATTCTAGAATAGAATATTTTGTTCACTATAAATTTTTACCTGGTCTTGGTTTTTATGGTTTTGGTTTAACACATATGATTGGTGGTTTATCTACTGCAGCTACACAATCATTAAGACAATTGATTGATGCAGGTACTTTAAAAAATTTACCAGCAGGATTTAAGTCTAGAGGTATAAGAGTAAGAGATGATGATCAACCAATACAACCTGGAGAGTTTAGAGACGTAGATGCACCTGGTGGTAACATCAGAGATCAGTTTTTTAATTTACCTTTTACAGAACCATCTACAACATTATTTAATTTATTAGGTTTTGTTGTACAAGCAGGACAAAAATTTGCAGCTATAACAGAACAAAATACTGGTAACGATACACAGAACAGAGCAGTTGGAACTACAATTGCTATGATGGAGCGTGGATCTAGAGTTATGAGTGGTGTTCACAAAAGATGTTACTATGCAATGAGATTAGAATTTAAAATTTTAGCAAGACTATGTAGTGATTTTTTACCATCAGAGTATCCTTACGATGTTTATGGTGGACCAAGAACTATTAAATCACAAGATTTTGATGGAAGAGTAGATGTTTTACCTGTTGCAGATCCAAATATTATGTCTATGGCTCAAAGAGTTACACTTGCTCAAACACAATTACAAGTTGCTCAATCAAATCCTGGACTTCACAACCTTCACGAGGCTTACAGAAGAGTTTACGAAGCTCTAGGAACAAAACAAATTGAATCAATAATGAAACCTGCACCAAAACAACCAGAACCGATGGATCCTGCGAAGGAAAATGCACGTGCATTACAAATGCAATTGCTTACAGCATTCGAATTTCAAGATCATGATGCACATATTGCTGCTCACATGGCTTTTATGGCTTCAAGAATGGTTCAAATCAACCCACAAGTTTATGCTTTATTGCAATCTCACGTTTCAGATCACATTTCTTTTAAAGCTAGAGCAGAAATAAGTCAAATGATGGCTCAAGATCCACAAATGATGGAAATGCAACAAGCAGATCCACAACAATTTAAGATTTTATTCGATAATGAAGTTGCAAAATCAGCTGCAAGAATAACCCAAGAGCTTGTTAAGACAGAAATTGATCAAGCGGCAGCAAAACAAGATCCATTAATTAAAATTAAACAACAAGAAGTTGATTTAAGAGCAATGGACATGCAAAGAAAAGCAGAAGAAGTACAATTTAAGCAAGCTCAAGAAAATCAGAGAGCTGCAGACAGATTAGAATTTGATTATGATCGTTTAGCAACACAAGATCAACAATCTGATGAACGTTTAGAAGTAGCGAGGGAAAAAATTGACCAGAAAAAAGGATAATTCACTAAGTGGTGGTGTTAAATATGGACCACCTCCTAAAAAAGGGCCAAATCCACAGGGCTTGAAACATGGAGGATGTCCTCATAGAGAACCAGGAGCTAAATCTGATATCCAAGGAATTAAAAATATACAAACTACCGGAAAAAAGTTCATCGGAGTACGATAATCTTACTGCAAAAGAAAAAATCTTATTTTTAGCGGGAGTATTTGATGGTGAAGGTAGTTTTGGCATTTGGTCAAAGTTTAAAACTAAAAAATACTTTGCTTGTTCAGTTGAAATGACTGATAAAGACATGGTCAAGAGATTTCATGAATTTTATGGTGGTTGTATTTACCTTTGTAAAAGAAGAAAACCACATCACCAAGACACTTGGAGGTGGCGGATCAATGGTCAAGGGGCTTTAAACTCAATTGATAAAATGATAGATTATTTAAGTATTAGACGTAAGGAGAAATTTAAAAATGTGGTTCAGTGCCTTAAAACTAGGATTAAACGCAGCTAGTCATATCTATAAAAAGAAACAAGAGACTAAAATGGCGATGGCTGATGCACAGCACATGCACGCTTCTAAGATGGCCCGTGGGGAGAGCGAGTACCAGGGAAAGTTGTTAGAGGCCCGACAATCGGACTGGAAAGACGAGTTCGTTTTGGTCGTGCTCACGCTGCCAATTTTGGTGATCGCGTGGGGAGTGTGGTCAGAGGATCCTCAAGCAATGGAAAAAATAAATATTTTCTTCGAACAGTTCTCATCACTGCCGCAATGGTTTGTCAATCTCTGGATTCTTGTCGTGGCGAGCATATATGGTATAAAGGGCACTCAAATTTGGAGGAACAAGAAGTAATGCAAATAATGAGAAAGAGGGAAAAAACTATAGTCCCTCCGAAAAAACCTTACACAAAAAAAATGTTTGTGAATGACTCATTGTTATACATGAAAGGAGCATCAGGTGGTTTTGATAAAGTTGAAATGCATAATCTGATGGTTACTAAAGGAAACAAGTTAAGAAGAGATGGAGTTTCAAGAAAAGAAGTTCAAGAACTTATAACTGAAGCTAAAGAAAAACATAAAAAATGGTTAGGAAGAAATAAGGAGAAAAAATAATGACAAAATTATGTGCTAGAGGAAAATCGGCCGCGAAAAGAAAATTTAAAGTGTACCCGTCTGCATACGCAAATGCATACGCTAGTAAAATTTGTGCAGGTAAAATAAAAGATCCTTCTGGTGTTAAGAGAAAAGATTTTAAGGGACCAAAAAAAGCAGCGTTAGGTGCAATCATAGGTTTTGGTGCTGCTGCAATGGGTAAAAAACTTTTAGGTAAAAAAACAAAAAAAGTTATGCCACAATCAGGTATTGGTGCAGTCAAAACTATGTCTGAAAAAGAACAAGAGATGAAAAAACAATTTCTTGGTATGAATAAAGGTGGTATGGCCGAGTATTACAAAGATTTGATGTAATGCAAAAAAATATTCAGTACCTAAAAGAAGGTGGACTGAAAAAATGGTTCAGTGAAAAATGGGTAGATATAGGCTCAAAGAAAAAAGGTGGAGGATTTAGAGAATGTGGAAGAAAATCTGCAAGTGGTTCAAAAAGAAAGTATCCAAAGTGCGTGCCTGCTGCAAAAGCAGCAAGGATGACAGACTCTCAGAGGCGGAGTGCCGTTGCAAGGAAAAGATCAGCGGGTAATCCAGGTGGTAAGCCAACTAACGTAAAAACGTTTGCAAAATCATAAATAATACTTATAGTGAATCCATGATCAGAGGGGATTCTCAAGAATATGAGCTTCTTAAAAGATGGTGTGATACGCTTTCTTTTAAAAACAAACCAAATCATGTAACAACTTGTGAAATAGGCATTAGAGAAGGGTTAAGCTCTAAAATTATTATGATGTCTATGAAAGCAAAAATAAATGGAACTCCTTATCACCATATTGGCATAGATCCTTATAACAATTTAGAATATCAACATTACGATCATACAGAATCAGAAACTTGTGATTACACAAATGAAATGAGAGACACTATGTTAAAAGATTTTGCTGAGCATAAGGAAGAATTTTTATTTTATAATATTACTGATATTGAATATATGAATAAACATTGTAATTTAGATGTTACTTATGATCTAGTACATTTTGATGGACCACACATGACAAAAGATGTTCTGAGAGAAGCAATTTGGTTTGCAGATAGAACTCGTGATGGTTCTAGATTAATATTTGATGATCATGATTTGTTTGATATGCGCCACGTAGCTATGGCATTAACTTATTTTAATTTTAAAGTTTTGGAGGAGGGTAAACATAAAATTTGCCTTATTAGAGATGATAATAAGTCTTGAAACATTATCTTTAGTCCAAAGAACTATCTCTAAACGCCTGGAGCGTTATAAAGAAGCCGCTATATATAGTGTTGACACGATAGATCAACTACAATATGTTAGAGGACAAATCAAATCTTTAGAAGATTTGCAACAGGAAATAAAAGACCTGCTGAATAAACAGGAGATAGAAGATGAAAACGTCCACGGAGACACCGAAACGGACTGAAGCACTCTTAGACGCTTACAAAAGCGAAGAAGAAGTTAAAACAGTCCTTGATCCCAAATCGATCAAAAAATCAACATTAGATAGTCTACCGACACCAACTGGTTATAGATTACTTGTATTACCATATGCAGGTCCGAAAAAAACTAAAGGTGGAGTTTGGCTTTCTGATACAACACAAGAAACAATACAAATGACTACAGTGTGTGGTCTTGTATTAAAAATGGGAGACCTTTGTTATCAAGACAAAGATAAATTTCCTAAAGGGCCTTGGTGTAAACTAAATAATTGGATTATTTTTAGTAGATACGCTGGCTCAAGATTCAAAATAGATGGAGGAGAAGTTAGAATATTAAATGATGATGAAGTCATTGCTAACATAACTGATCCTAACGATATTTTGCACCATTATTAAGGAGGACTAAATGGCTGAAGTAAAAGACTATAGCGCAGAAGCGTTAATGAGAAAAGAAAAAGAAAGCGTAGAGCTTGACACGGATGGTGTTAATGAAGAATCCGTTGAAATTAAAGATGCACCACAAGATGAAGATCCATCGGAACTTAAAAAACAAGATGTAGACCTTGGATATACTGAGCATAATGAGAAAAGGGTTTATGAAAAGAAAAAAGACCATGGAACTGATATCTCATATGAAAACGAAAGAGAACAAAAGTTAGAACAGAAAGAAGAAGAGGAAGACAAAGGTGAACTCGGAGAATATTCTGACAAAGTTCAAAAAAGAATAAAAAAACTTACTTTTCAAGTTCGTGAAGCAGAAAGAAGAGAAAAAGCTGCTATGGACTACGCAAAAGGAATCAAAGATAAATTTGATACTGTTGATAAAAAGTTAGAAGAGACAGATACAAATTATCTTAAGGAATACGATGCTAAAATAGACGCTCAAAGGGATCAAGCTAAAAATAAGTTAAAATCAGCTCTTGATGAAAACAATACTGATTTAATTATGGAAGCTAACGATGAGCTTACTAAATTAGCAGTCGAAAAAGAGAAAGTTTCTATGACTCTTGGTGAAAAAGAGGCTAGGAAAAAGGAAGCAGAATCACAAACTCAACAACAAGTAGAACAACCGCAGGCTCCAATTAGTCAAAGGGCTCAAAGATGGGCAGAAGACAATGATTGGTTTGGATCTGATAGGGTGCTTACTGGTGCTGCTATGAGTATACATGAAGACCTTGTACAGCAGGGAATTGACGGAGAGAGTGATGAATACTATAATCAAATAAACAAACGTATGAAGGAATATTTCCCTCAGAAGTTTGCCGAATCTTCTACTGAAGAAAAAACAAAAGCTGCACCCGTCCAAAACGTGGCTTCTGTTAGTAGACGATCAGGTGGACGCAAGTCTGTGAAGCTCACCAAATCACAGGTAGTTATCGCTAAGAAATTAGGGGTGCCACTAGAGGAATACGC